AGGAGATATACCACACCTTCTATTGTTCGGTAGGGCAGGAACTGGTAAAACCACTCTTGCCAAACTACTGGTCAATAATATTGATTGTGATTATCTATATATAAACGCATCCGATGAGAATAGTGTTGATGTCGTAAGAGAAAAAGTAAAGAACTTCGCATCAACATTAGGTTTCAAAGATATGAAAGTCATTATCTTGGACGAGTGTGATTACATTACACCAAACGCTCAAGCAGCACTTCGTAATTTGATGGAAACTTTCTCAAAGAATTGTCGTTTTATCCTAACTTGTAATTATGTGGAAAGAATAATTGACCCGATACAAAGTCGTTGTCAATCTTTCCAGATAATTCCACCAGACAGAAAACAAGTTGCACAACATCTTGCCAATATCTTGGGTAATGAAAACATTGAATACGATATCAAAGACATCGCTACCATAGTCAATGGTGGTTATCCAGATGTTAGAAGAGTAATCAATGGTGCTCAAAGACAAGTAGTCAATGGAAACTTAGTGATTGATGAAAATACAATCACACAAAACGATTACAAAACAAAAGTTTTGGAAATCTTAACAACACAAGATAAGAAATCATCATTTCAGAATATCAGACAATTACTCGCAGACTCAAAAGTTACAGACTTTTCAGATTTATTTAGGTTGATGTTTGATACGATAGACGATTGGGGACAAGGTCATATCGCTGAATGTATATTGATTTTATCAAAATATCAACAATCAGACGCAGTTGTAGTGGATAAAGAAATCAACATTATGGCTATGTTTGTAGAATTAATAGGGAGTATCAAATGAGTCACCCAAAACCAGCACCACCAAAACAAGTGGAATTAGATATATCAAAAGCAGATACAATCCAATGTGAAGATTGTGGAAACGCATCTTTTATACCGGCATTCTTTTTAAAAAAGATATCGGCATTGATGAGTCCAACAGGAAAAGAAGCAATAGTTCCAATTCAAGTTTATAGTTGTGGTAATTGTGGAGTTGTTCCACAAAAGATGTTAGAAGGTAGTGGACTTGAAAAGTAATGTATATAGACCACGATAAGAAGTTAGTTTTTATCCATATATCAAGAACAGGTGGTTCAAGTATAAAAACTGCTTTAAATCTACACGACAAACAATATAATGAACATTATCATTTAGATTCATCTTACATACCAAAAGAATGTAAAGACTATTTTAAGTTTGCATTTGTAAGAAATCCATTTGATAGATTTGTTTCGTTGTATCACTTTAGACCAAAGGGTTTAAGTTTTTCTGATTGGTTAGATGACATAAATTTAGTATATGTTCAGCAAGTTGATTATGGATTAGATAAATTGGATTTTGTAGGTAGATATGAAAATCTACAAGATGACTTTAACAAACATTTTGAAGGACAATTGACTATTGTGAATCCAGCACAATCTTCTTCTATCGTTAAAAACAAACATTATTCAGAATATTATGATGATGATACGATTAAAAAGGTAAGTAAGTTAGCAGAAAAAGATATTAGTAAATTTAAATATGGATTTGGAAAATGAAAAACAAGTTTAGATTTGGCAATTTAGAGTTTACTCTCACTAAAAAAACACCAACAGATAAAATGTTCCAACAATGGAAACAAGAATTTTTCAGTATACCAGAAGTAAACAATTATAAAGTTTGGTTGACGGGTGGATTTTTAGAAGACTGGGAAACTAACGATATTGATTTGATATTAACTGGTAAACCTAATCTAAAAGAAATAAAGAATCTATTATATCAAGCCAGAATCATTGGTGTAAAGTATGGCTTACTGATTGATATATCACATTGGGATACAGAACCTTTGTATATTTATGAAAATTATCCAAGTGTTTGGGGTGTAGGAAGTGGTGTTGAAAAGTTTGTTGTGGAAAAACTAAACATCGATTTCAAACTATTTATTAATGACGAACTAATAAAACAAGTAAAAGAATATGAAAAAGTTATAGAGGGTTTGTATAGATATAAATTTACATATCCAACGAAAAAACAAATCACAAGAGATTACAAATCAAAACCAATATTATTAAATGAATAAAAAAACTATACATAATGTAGAAAAGTTTTACTATGACAATCATAAGGTAAACAAAGACGGAACTGAAAGAGAATTAAATATTTATGAGAATAATTTTGGTAAGTTAGATGGTGGTAGACAACACGACCCGATTTATAATGACGAAAATGCAAAATATCAAATCTATACTTTTGGTTGTAGTTGGACTTATGGTTGGGGTGTAGAACAAACCGAAACCTTTACTCATTTACTCGGAGATGAAAACACAGCAGTTTATAATTACGGAGCAGGTGGAACAGGTTTAGATTTCGCAGTCAAGACAATGTCAGAAGTTTACATACCAACATCAACACGACAACTATTTATCATTACGATTCCACATTATTTTAGAAGAACTTGGTTTGATGATGACGGAGTAGTTTACAAGCCTTGGGAACTAAAAGAGTTTGTAGATTTTAATGAGTATAATAATTATTTTTATTTCTTACACCAATATAATTTTGTAAATAAATTTGTTGGTCGTGATAAAATCATATGGGGAACTTGGGACGGAGATTTACCGCAAGATATGTTTGATGTAAAGTTTGAAACATATGATTTGGTTGAGGATAAATTACATCCAGGTATAGAATCGCATAAAAGATACGCAAAGAAAATAAAAAATGTATTACAAGATAGATTTAAATAATTACGAACCACGAGAAGTTTCAGCGTATCAAGTGGTTACAAACTACAATGATATTAGTTCAGAACAAATACAAGTAATATCAGAAGAGTTGGATAACTTTAAAGATTCATTTGGAAAGGACTGGAAAGAATGGAATTTAAAAGACCTAAGAAGTAGATTGAAAGACAATTGGACATTTTATTTAACTGAGTGTGGTTGGGCATTTATAGATTGGAATAGACGATATCCTTACTTGTGTAATCGTTATGTGTTCCCAGAATATAGAAATAAAGGATTAGGAAGTGATTTAGTATGGTTGAGGTGTAATGAAATCAAACAACAAGGATACAATTACGCAATGATTAAGTTAGAGGATTGGAATACACCAGCAAAATCAGTTATGAAAGAGAATATATTCACTAAAATAGACTAAATTGATATTTATATATAGGAAAAATTATGTCAGCAGAATCAAAAATAAAAAATTACTTAAATTACATTACAGGAAGTGCAGGTGGTTGGCCATCAAACACTAATGTCGGTATCCTTGTGGGTATTGATTATTTCATAGAAACAGGTTCTAACAACATTTACTTTAGTGAAATGAACACTGCTTGTGGGGTTAGTGGTGAACTATCAAGACAAGAAGATACTTTTGATAAGATTTCTGATTATGCAGTATCTCAAAGTTGCACAACAGCATACATTTATGGACGAAACGATGAACAAAAACACAATCCTTCTTCATTTCAAGAACCTATAATTAGTGCAAGTTTTGCAAGACACGGAATATCAGTTAATTTTGAATATAATAATAATTCAACACACACTTATTTCTCACAACGAGGTAGTGATGACTATACAGGTAGTTTCCACTTATTTATACAAACACCTTGGTATAGTGATGATAATTTAAAAAGTATAGTTAGTGGTTCATTTAACAAAAGTTCTTTTAGAACCATTTTATCATCATCACCTGAAAGTGCAAGTTTAATACCTTTATTTGATAAAGATAATTATACACCTAATACTAACTTTCCAGATTATGTAATAAAACAACCAACAGCTCATTCATCATTGGGAAGTGGTAATATAGGATTTAAAAAATATCAATCCGGAACCACTACTTATCAAGACGCAATAGACAATGGTAACATAACTGAAAAGTTCATAGTATCAAGTGGTAGTTATGATGGCGAACAAGGACACTTACTTACGAATAAAAAATATTACTGGGCAACACCAACGGAGATTATAAACGCTGGACAAGATACTGACCAAAGTTTGACAAATTCAAGTAAATTAATTATGTCGGGAAGTGAATCTTATCATCCACAAGCAAGATTTATAAGAATAGTCGCAAGTGGAAGTTTAATTAATATGTATGACGACTCAACTAAACAAATACAAGATGTAGAAGTTGGTGATGTTGTTAAATCATATCAACCGATTGGTATGCCAGATGAGTCTGAAGGTATTGACTGGATAAATTACACAACCACAGATTTAAGTGGTTCATTTTCTTCTGGTTCTATTGTTGTTGAGACATTAAATAAACAAAGTTATGGATATTATTTAATCAATGGAAGTATAAAAGTTCCTGCGACTCCACATACTCTACACGGGGGTGGAAAATTCTTTTGTAAAACAGGAAATACTTGGAGCTGGAAACAATCAACTGACATATTGATAGGAGATTACTTTTTAAATAGTGATGGTAGTGAATTAGAAATTACATCAAAAACTGATGTATTATCAGATGAAGTGTTTTACGGATTAAATGTTGAAGATATAGATACATATTTTCAATCAAATATATTGGTTCACAACCTCCCACCACTATGCTTTGTAGCAGGAACACCAATCACAATGGGAGACGGCACTAAAAAAGAAATAGAATTGATTAAAGTTGGTGATGAAGTTAAAAATTATGACTTTGATACCAAAGAAATTAAAATAGGTGAAGTATTATCAATTAAAAAACCAGTTAACAAATACATTGTAGAAATAAGTTTTGGTGATAAAAAAACAAAAAACACATTTGACCACCCGTATTGGGTAGTTGGAAAAGGTTGGTCGTCATACAAACCAGAGTGGACAGAAAAAAAATATAGTATTAAATCTGAACAATTAGAAGTAGGGGATAAGTGTTTAGAACTTCAAGGTGATGAAATTGTAGAAACTAAAATAACAGATGTTCAAGAAGATATTAATCCAATACAAACTTATTCGTTAGAAATAGAAACACATAAAAATTATTTCGCTAACGATATATTGGTTCACAACAAAGGAAGTTTTTGTTTCACTTATGATACAATGATTACTTTATCAGACGGAACATATCAACCGATATGCAAAATCAGACCAAACGATATGATAAAAACATACAATGTTGAGAATAATAAAATTCAGGACTCAAAAGTTTTAGAAGTCATAAAGATAAGACACGACAATATAGTAACTTACACTTTTGACGATGACTCTACAATCACAGCAACAGACGACCACCCGTTTTATATCGTTGGGGATTCTGAAGTAGATTCAGATTACCGACCACTAAAAATAGGAGATGTAGTTTTGACTGATGAGTTAAATAAGTTAAAAGTAGTTCACATTGAGGTTGTAAACAAAGAAGAAATAACATACAACATAAACTCTACGGATAGTGGTGTTAATTATTTTGCAAATAAGGTTTTAGTTTCTGATGAGTCTGATACAGAATAAAGATTTCAAATTTTCAATACAAATACCTACATTTTTATCACACGAAAAGTGTGATGAATTGATAGAACAAATAACCACGACAGAACAAGTTGTTACTGGTAGTGTTGGAGCAGGACTCAAAGAAACGGAAATCATACCAGAGATAAGAGTAACGGAAGAGTGGTATTTATTTGACCAACCATATAATAAATGTAGACCAGATAAATGTAATGGGGATTGGAAATGGCTACAAGACAAAATATATCAGGTGGTTAAATTAGTAAATCAAGGTGTATTTCATTTTGATGTTGAGGGAGTAGATGACGAGTTAAAACTTATCAAATATCACCAAGGTGGATTTTATAGTTGGCATACAGACTTTAATGCGGGAGATAGTTCATTAAGAAAACTGACTGCGATTGTCCAATTAACAGACCCGAGTGAATATGAGGGTGGAGATGTTCAGTTTGGTATCCAAGATAAACATACAAAAGAATGGTATACGATAAATAAATTGAAAGGTTCACTAACAATATTTCCATCTTTCTTATCACATAGAGTTACACCAGTTACAAAAGGTATAAGGTATGTATTACAAGAATTTTACACAGGAAACCATTTTAAATGAAAGAAAATAATAAATTTAATTTTGTTTTACACAGGGAAAACTTTTTAACTTCAGGACAATGTGATGAATTGATTCAAAGATTTGAAGAATCAAAACCAAAAAAATCAGGAGTTGTTGGAAAGTATGATGGTAGTAAAATAAATGAAAATGTCCGTAAAGTTCAAGAGGTTAGATTACAAAATGATGTTGTGTTGTCAGACGGATTCAAATTAACTAAACATATTATTATGGCTTGTGAAATGGCAAACCTAACTAATTTCAATTTTGATTTAGAAAAACCACATCAGTTAGAAGATATTGTGTTGTTAAGATATGAGAATACCGACAAGTATGATTGGCATTTAGACATCGGTAAAAATGAAACATCAGTTAGAAAGATATCAGCAATAATTCAATTAAGTGATGAACAGGATTATGATGGTGGATATTTTGAATTTAGTATCGCCAATGATAAAGGAGATGATAATTATTATGGCACAAGAAAAAAGGGTTCTTTAATATTATTTCCTGCATTCTTAGGACACAGAGTTAGACCAGTAACAAGTGGTGTTAGATATTCAATAGTTACTTGGATTCTTGGGAACTCTTTTAAATAATTTACATTTTAGAAAAACAACTTACTATTTATTTATATCTAAAAGGTTATTCACAATGAAAACAAAAACACTATTTAATCACATACAGGAAATTACCAACAATCAACGACCAAATTATTGGGACGAATTAGATGACGCATCTAAAAAGAGTTGGTCCAATTATATGGTGCATAGATTTCTATCAATGAAACCAGAGTGGATAGAAGTAGTGAATGAAATTCAACAATATTGGGAATTAAAACCTAAATCAGTTTATCAATTCTACACAGATGTGATACCAAAGGGTAGAACCTTTTTAAAATACACCAAGTCTAAAAAGAAATCCAAGATAGAAAAGTGGGCTATGGATATATTATGTGAACACTTTGAAGAAAGTTCCACAAATATTGAAAAAACACTTGACATTATGGGTAAAGATGTCGTATATTCAATTATATCAAAGTATGGTGTAGATGAGAAACAACTAAAAAAAATATGGAGTAAATAATGGCGATTAAAGACGCACCAACAAAAGTTATTGATGATGTCGGTCAAGAATATGACCCAACAGATGTTGTTGGATATATGGAAAACACATATCCTGAAATGACATCAGAATTTAAAAAGATTCAACGAGACCAATATGAATTGTTTTGTAGAAAACAATATGATTATGGTCCACAAAATATTGCAGTAGGAACTATTCTAAAAACACCAGAAGATATTAAATTATCGTTGTTGGGTATTTGGTTCAGAATGAACGACAAGATAGAAAGAATGAAAACATTATTGATGAGAAATGGAACAAATTCAGTTGAGGGAGAACCCGTAACTGATAGTTTTTCAGATGTGTCAAACTATGGAGTTATGGCACAAGTAGTAGCGAGGGGCAAATGGGCAAAATAAGTTATAGTCAGTTCGCAATGTGGGACAAATGTCCTTACACTTGGGAAGTAAATTATGTAAAGAAAGAAAAGACTTTCG